CTCCCCCTATCCCCTATCCCCTCCGCAGTACCACCCTCATCGGCCTCCACAGCGGCTTCACCCGTGCACAATCCTTCCCCTACATCGAGCAGTCAGGGACCACCGTACAGAAGTTCTTCTCAGCAGGCGACGCCTACCTGGCGGCCAAGCTTGCCCCTGGAATCACATCAGTCTGGAGACGCTTCGTCGGCAACGAACAAGGCCGCATCTGGGAAAAGACCACCATCCGCGACAGCGCCCGTTGGTACCTGGACCTCTACACAGCCGAGATCGAGACCGCTCGCTCCAACATGGGCCTGACGCTCGATCAGTTCTTGGAGCGCAAACTATCCCTAGAATCCCTCAACGAGACCATCCCCACCTACAACGCACCCATCCTTGAGGCAGCTGTCGAGTTCGACGTCCACTTCTGTGAGCTTGCCCACCGGCGCTACGGAGACCGCATCAACACCGTGCTCCTTTGTGGAGCAATTGGCAACCCTCACGAATCCGAAGTACCCTTGCTCCTGCCGGCAGCAAAGGCAGCAGCTGCTCACCAAGACCTCCTCGGCTATCATTGCTACTGGACCGACAACGAATACCACAACGACCCCCCATTCATCACCCAGCACTGGCCCTATCACGCCGGCAGGTGGATGGAGTGGGACACCTACTTCACCAGCCAGGGAGTCTACCCCCGCTATGTCTCCGGAGAAATCGGGACCGTCTACGCCTGGGACGGCGTCAGCTTCAACAGCGGTAAAGGCTGGAAAGCTTGCGGATCATTCGAACGCGCCCTGGAACACATCGATACCTTCAACAGCAAATGCCTCGCCTGGAACACAACCCACCGTAACCGCTTCGCCGGAGGCACCATCTTCGGCTACGGTAACTGGCAGTGGAACGACTTCGAGCTCAACGACGGCGACGTCCTCTTGCTCCTCAACTGGGCCACCAACCTCCAAGCTTTCACCACTCACCAACCAGCCCTCCGCTCCCCTGCTCCTCCGCTCCCCTGCTCCCCCGCTCCCCCTCTCCGCTCCCCCGCCCCCCTGCTCCCCCGCTCCCCCGCTTCCGACCTCGCAGCCTACATCTCAGCACTCGAAACCTATCTCGCAGACTCACCCACCCTCACCACAACCCACCAGACCCTACTCTCCAACTCCCTAGCCAACGCAAAGCGCACAACCCCATGACATCCAACATCCCACCCTCAACACTCCCCCTCTCCTCCCCCCCCTCTCCCGTTCCGACGGGAACAGGGGGGGGCCAGGGGGGGGCAACTCTCCCGGCGCCAGCGTCGGCCAAGGCACCATTATCTCACCTAATGGCGACTGCCCCACTTCCCCAGGGATCCGGCTCAGCAACGCCCAGTCACCAACTTGTCCTGAGCCTGTCGAAGGATTCCCCGCCCCCCTCTCCTCCCCCCCCTCTCCCGTTCCGACGGGAACAGGGGGGGGCCAGGGGGGGGTCAACTCTCCCGGCACCGACGTCGCCCCAGACACCATTCCCCAACTTGCCAACCTGCCAACCTGCCAACCTGCAACTAACCCCTGGTCCCCCATCCACACCCTCAACGGCACCAAGTGGGTCCCCACCATCACTGTCTACGGCCCTTGCACCAACTGCCGCGTCTACGACGAATGCGCAGCAGACGTCGCCCGTGGAGACTTCGCCTGGTGCGAACGCGTCATCCCCGCCGACTACCAACTCACCAACAACAGCGTCATAGCGCAGAAGCGCAGAAAGCCTGCCCTGAGCTTGCCGAAGGGCGTCTTAGCGACGTCGCTATGACGCTACGACGCTACGACGCTACGACGCTACCTTCCAACCTGTAACCTTCCAACGTTCAAACGTTTCAACGGAGGCCCCATGACCACCACCCTAACGACCCTACGCGACCGCCTGGAACAAACGCTCCAGGACACCGGCAACACCAAGTGGACCACTAACCAACTCGACGAAGCACTCCGTCAAGCCCTGGCCGCCTACTCTGAGCACCTACCACACCGGGCAGTCACCACCGTCACCCTACCTGCAGCAGGCCGAGAAATCGATATCTCCACCATCACCTACCGCGACATCGAACGCATCTGGTGGGACTATGACGCCACCGATCCCGATCACCCCCCCCACTGGCGCGACTTTGACGTCTGGCCGGGAGACATCCTCTTTGTCAACGACCCCGATGAGCCAGCATCTGGCGACAAGGTCCGCATCTGGTACACAGCCGATCACACCATCACCGACCTGGACACCGCCACCGAAACCACTCTACCATCACGCCACGAATCACTCATAGTCCAGGGAGCTTCCGGCTTTGCAGCAGCTGCACGCCGTGTCACCATCCTTGAGCAGGTCAACCTCAACGAATGGGCACCGCGCAACTTGAGGGAGTGGGCAGAGTTGCAGCTTACGTCCTTCTACCACGCCCTCCAAGAGATCGCCTCTCGACAAGCAGCCCTCGACTCCGGCACTGCAGCAGCCCCTGCCCTCGACCGCTGGGATGGAGACGGCGTCTGGTGAACAACACAAGGGAAAAGGGAAACGGCAGAAGGAATAAGGGCGAAGGAACAAGGGACAAGGGAGAAAACACACACTCTTCCCTATCCCCTTCCCCCCTATCCCCTATCCCCTACCACTAGGTGACCATGCGCTACCGCGTTTTGACGGAGCTTTTGAATCTCACCACCGCCGCCGGGCTAAGGGGCCGCCGCGCGCAAACAACGCAGCGCGGCAGCCCCTGCCCGCCGGCTACCCGGTTTTGTACTTGGCGCAGACGCTACCGCACCACCATCCCCAACCTTCCAACCTTCCAACCTGTAACCTGTAACCC